TTTTTGAAATCCTGTTTCACCTGGTCTATAGGTGATAGATCTTTTTAATCCTCCACCCTCGTCCATTGGCCAATCAATCATAATTTCCCCACTTAAAGGATTTTGTTCCATAGTTACTTTTTTACCGTTTAAGGTAATAGTATAAATATCTCCGTTGACATAATCTTTATCTGCCATCTCCACTAATTTTCCTTGTTCTTTAATTTTAGAAATTAATCTTGGGAACCATGCCGGCATTCCCTCGATACTACCAAATTGTTTTGTTCCTGCTTCTAAACCTTTTGTAAGAACTTGTTCGGTTGCTTTTTTTCCGCCTGTTTTAAATAACCCTGAAGTTCCAGCCGCTACTCCCCCTGCAAGGCCCATTAACCATTTTAAAAATCCTCTTCTGTCCATGCCGCCTGTCTTCATGCCAACTCTTCCGCCTTCATTAAAGAAATCAAAATCATCAGCTCTATCTAAAACTCTCGCATCTCGTCTTTCATCTTGGAATATATCAATTTCTCCCTCCATTCCTTTTAAGACTGCTCTTTGTTGAGTAGGATCTAA